GTATCTTTAAAGAGCGTACATCATAGAAAACGACTAACTCCGGGAATAGACTAGACTACATCAACTAATGTAGTGAGTGCCTCGATGAGGCTAATATCACTGCTAGGTGTGTATGCATAAGCTCTGATATTCGCTCGACTAGTAGCTTTTCTCGCAACTTGCTTCCAATTTATATCCCCCGTAGGCGCTGTGAAAATAACATGTGCCTGATCCACATACTTTATGTCATTTGTTATTAACTTCACTCTTGTTCTAATATTTTTTCTATTTTCCTGTTTTCCCTCATCAACCATTTTTCCACTAATCTTTTTCCGTTTTCCAATTATATCCGTCAACCCTTTCTCGCTGTCAATTTTTATCGTACTGAATTTTCGATTTATTCGTCTAATTCTTTTTAATTCATCCGATTGTTCATTTTTTGTCTCATTCGTTAAACCCATTTTCTTTATCAATGCACTTCCTAATTCAATTATAATATTATTAGATTCATCAAATTTGGTAGCATCTCCTGTCGTTGATTTTAATTCCACATCATATTGTTCGCTAATCTTATCTTTGATATCATCAGTCATTACATAAATAGCTTTCTCCTTGCTTTGTTTACTTCCGATTTCTTCATCTTTCTTTCCATCTCCACTCTTTCTAACTTTCTCTCCAGGTGTTTCTTTTTCTGTTTTCTCCAACAGTTTGGACATTGATGCGTCGGCTTCCTTGACATCATTGGTTCCATTTCCGGTATTTCGACCTGATCCAGTTCCTCCACTGAAATCTCCGCCCATTCCCTTATCAAGTATCCTCTTATCACCGCTTGAGCGAAGGCCATCCATTGCTGATACTGATCCCACGGGTTTGCCATCAGTTGTTCTAACATTCCCTCCTGATATTGAAAGTGATTGTCCATCTTCATCAATTCCTTTTCTAATATTCTTTTCTTGCTTATTGTCTTCTGTATTCTCGTCCCACTCAACTATATGCGTTTTAATTCCACGTTCTTCTAATTCTTGTTTGCATTGTGATATTACATCTCCGGGAGCTAGTAAAACAATTCTTGACATCTGCACTCTTTTTAAC